CTCTTCGAACTCGAACTTCGACCTCTCGGCTTTCTTCGGGTCGGTCCACTCACAATCGTTGGTACTGAAGATCAGCTTGAGCGCCCCGTGTGCGATGGCGCGGTCGTACTGCTGAACCAGGGTGTAATCGAGCGTGGTTGCTGTTGACGTTGGCTGCAGGACTGCGCGGACATAGTATCCGGCCGGAAGTGAGGAGGTCGGCGCTGGAAGCACCACAAGCCAATTCGGCGGCTCGTAGTACCACCCAGGCTGGCATGGGTTCGATACGCCGTCGACATCTGACTGAACAACTGGGCACAGTGGCAGAGGAAATGTCTGCCCGTTGTACTGCAGGTTGGTGAACCGGATTACTTCTTCATCCGTGTTCGGAGGGGTGATCAGGTTCCAGGCTTTGCCGATGGCGACATTGGCAGGAATCGACTGCTGCCGGTACCAGCTGCGTCGACAGAACTCACGGGCAGCATCCAGTATGCAGACATCCATCAGCGGCTGTGGCGCCTTCATGCACTCCTTGCGGATGTAGCTGTACAGGTTGCTGAATGGAACAGTGCTCATACTTATCTCGAGTTCGGCCGATCATCTGGTACCGTCATCTTAATCGACAGGTTCGTAGAAACTAGCGCGTCATTGAACTCCTTCATGAACATGGGAATGAGTGTCTGACACTTCGCCCAGCGCTTGTCGTCCTCGTCAAGGCGCATCATGGCGTGGGCGATGGTGTAGAACTTGGCCACCGGCTCGTAGAGTGCTGGCAGAGGGAATGCGTCATCGATACCAACGTTGTTCGGTACCGCCCGATACTTCATCTCGACATACCACGGGCTCGACATGACGTTGACGTACGGCCACAGGTAGAAGCGCTTGGCGTCGCGCTCGTCGAACACGTAATGAATCGGCTGTGTCGGCTGTCCACTGACGCCGCAGATGTCCTGACGCCATCCAGGCCTTACTGCATCCATGATGTCCTTCGGGACCTTGGTGATGATCCCGCCCTGGGTCTGACCGTCGACGCCGAGGTTCCCGGCGATGTCGATGAGGGAGGCGGCGTCCGGAGGAAGCTCTTGCTTTGGACCCAGCTTCGTCAGACTGAACGTTGCCCCAGTCCCAGATCCAGACGTCGAACCCTGTGAAACCGGGTTGCTCGGATAGGCTGTGTAGGAGCCGTAGTTCTGGATGGCCACCATGTTGACGGCGCCAGTCGTCTCGTTGACACCAGAGACCTGCAGGATGGCAGCCTGGGTGAAGGTGCCGCCGGCCAGAGTGATCGTGTTGCCCTGAGCGTAAAGAGTGCCTGCGGTGACGATGCCGGTGTCGCGGTCGATCGTGAACGGCTCCAGGCGGAACGCAATGTTCTTGACCAGCGCCTGATCGTCCTTGTTGACGATCATCGAGCAGGCGTCGTTCAGGTGCGGCAGGAGCTCTGTCGAAGGGTCGAACTGAACACCCCAGACATCGCGCAACGTCTTCTGGATTGATTCCAGAACGTTGGAAACTGGGAAATAGAGCTGCATCACGGCGCTTCCTGAAGGTTACCAACCTCTGACTGCAGGTTGGCATTGGCCCAGGCGGAGTAACGCCTGATGTAGGCCTCTGAGACCGGCGCGCTACGGCGCTCTGTGCTCTTGTCGTAGGCCATCCCGAGAACGAACCACTGAGCTGCCGATACCGTATCGGGGTCGAGAGGATACGTGTCGCCAAAGGCGCTCACCGGCGGCGGTGTTGCTCCGTAGAGGATATCCAGCGTGCTGGCGGATCCGGTCGAGGCTGGATATACGCGGTACCCCTTACGGTTCCGTGGGTCGTAGATGGCGAACTGAGGGTTTGCCGACGCCGCCGCGGTCATGGACGCCTTGAACCTGGCGTTCTGGAGGTCTGCCATGTTGACCAGCAGCACCTGCTGCCCGTTGGCAGAAACGTAAGGGGCGAGGAACTGGATGCCCCCTGACGGCAGCGTTTGATAGCTGCCGGCCACGAGATTGACGACTGCTCTTACCGTGTAGATGTCGCGACGGATGCCCGACAGGTCCAGCATGAACGAATTGAGGAAGTTGACCAGGTCGGCGTCAGTCCAGGACGCTTTCGCTGGGTCGTTCAGGATGCTGCGAACCGTGTTGAGGACATCCGAAACCAGCATCGATTACCCGGCCGGCGCGGCCGCCTCCTTCATGGACTGCACTTGGCGGATCTCGGCCGCCGACACATCGTTCAGACCTGAGATTTCCTTGACACGGGAAACGCGCGGCTTCTTGGTGTCGGTGTAGTCGTTCGGATCGTCGATGTCGAGCTTGGCAATCGCATCTGCGACTTTCAGGCGACGATCGAGGAAGCGCTGACGATCGTCTGGGCTGGTCGACTGCGGAGCGCGCACGGACATCTCTCTGAGGTCACGGATGCGCTCCTGCAGCACTGGCATGAGCTCTTCTGCAGCATGAAGCTCGAGGTTCGAACAGATGGTCTGCAGCGCGTTGAGTTGATCGTCCTTGGAAAGGGAGGCGGCGTAATCCGATTCCAGGAACAGTGGGTGCAGAAGACGGAATTCGTCAGAGTGACGAAGGTACTTGTACGCCTCCGATTCGCGGATGCGCTGACTGGAGAATTGCCCCTTCCAGATCAGACCCGATCCGTGGACGATGTTGTCGACCTTGGTGGGCAGGCAACCGATGTACTGCACCGCAACGTACGCTTCGGACATGGTGGAACCTCAAGTCAGTGGAGATCCGATTCTAGTCCGAGTGCGCGGTCTTTGCCGCAGAGACCCGGAGCGCATGGCGCGCCCCGGGCGATCTGTCATTACAGCTGGCTGGCCGGCGGCCCCGGATATTCGAACTCCATGCGCACGAAGTACTGTGCGCTCGGAGCGTTGGCGCCGCTGGCTTGCAGCGTCGGATACGCGTTCTTGGGAAGCTGGTATGGAACCGTCGTGGACGCTTCGTTGTACCGACCCGCGGTCGCCATCGCCGTCGCACTGTTGAAGTACGTCAGGTTGGTGGCGTTGGTCGTGGTGACGTCCTGATCGGTCGACATATAACCGACAGAGAAAGCGAGCGAACCGGTTGACCCCGGAACGATGACCTGCGAATTCAGAGGCACGGCGCCGGCCGGCATGAAGTTGCTCGGGTCCTGATTGAAGACGACGCGGTCGCCAGGGCTGGCGGAGAACTTCGCGTACTGCGCCACCGTCGATCCTGCGGAACCCGCCGAGAAGCTGACCGTGGTCAGGTTCAGAGTGGTTCCGGCAACCGATGCAACAGTGCCGACAATGGTCGTGGTGCCGTCCGTGATAGTAGCGCTGTCGCCGGGGGCGAACAGAGAGGCCTGCGTAGCCGTCGCCATCACGATCGTGTTGTTTGATCCAACCGCGGCGGCCGTGAAAGCGGCGCTGGCCACCTGGGTGACAACCGCGGCCGTCGCCATGGTGTTGCCGGCCGATCCCTGGACGATCGAGATGGTCTTGATCACCGCGGTCACACCGGAGGTCGAAACGACCTGACCGATGATCTCGTGGCTGGAACCGTCGAGGATGTCGACCAGGTTTCCGACCGCCAGGATGTTGTTGAAGAACGCCGCCGATAGCGTGACCGTCTGGTTGCTGTTGACGGCCGCAATGGTGAACGTGCCGCTGGTGACCAGGCCCTGCGACTTGTTCAAGCCGCCGGTGTAGGTGTTGAGCAGGAATCCCTTCTTGCCAGCTTCGGGCTGGTTGTAGGCAGGCTTGAGCAGCGACGTACCTTGGAGAATGGCCATGTTTCAGTTTCCTTTTTCGTGCCGGATTGGCTCTGCCTACAGGGTTTTGGTTACACCGGGCTGAAGTCGCCGTTCGCAGCCTGGTAGCTGTCGAACACGGCCACGCCGGCGTCGAATGGGATCTGCACGCCGTTGATCAGGTACGGGAAGCGGAGCTTCTTGATACCCATCATCATTTTGGCGTAGCAGAACAGAATCGATCCTTCCTTGACCTCGGTATGCCAGGCGTACGGCATGCGCTGGGTCGTGGTGTCGCCGCCGCGCTTGGCGATACGTCCGCTGGCACGCAGCGGGGCCTGTCCGAACGCGATGGCCGCGGCCTCGGCACCCAGAACGAATCCGCGCTGGATGCGTACGTTGGTTGCCACAGTTGCGGTGCCGGTCGTCGTAGCCGACAAGTCGGTATACATCGTGGTCGTGCTGCCGGACGGGAAAGTCACCGGGCGGCCGTACACGAAGAAAATGCAGTTGCGCCACCGGCCGATCTGCATGTCGTTGAACAGCGGGTGCTTCATGAAGTCTTCACGGACGCCGGTCAGCGCCACGAAGGTGTTCCAGTCGCCCGTGTTGACGGCCTGCGTCTTCAGCGTGTTGTACTGCTCGAGGGTCACGCCGACGATGTAGATCGGTGTCTGTCCAGAGCCGATGCTGTAGCCAGCCTTCTCGTCGGACATCTTCACCCCCTTCAGGGGGTAATAGCTGTTCTGCAGTGCAGTCGACAAATAGTCGAACCACTGCAGGCTGATGGTGTTGGACGAGCTGATCGCCTGGAACGTGGTAACGCCGGATTGGCCGTACGGCGTGCCGGTGCTGTTGCAGACGTAGTAGCGGTTCAGCGTCGGCGGCAGGATCGGGTTGTCCAGAAGACCTGCCAGTGTCGGATCGTTTTCGACCGGGAATTGCCAACCGCTCGACGTGTCGTAGCCGCGGGCTCCGCAGATGGCCATGGTGGCCTGGTTGTCTTCGATGTCGCTCATGTACGAGGAAGCGACGATCATCTGCGCCGTTTCCTGGTTGTGAGCGGAGCGCTGTTCGCTCATCAGACCGCCGGCGTTGATCGGCGGCATGTTGTACAGGCCGATCTTCACCGCGTCGCGCTGCCAGTCCATCTGCTGCGCGGCATCGGTAACCAGGACGTCGCCCTTGATCGGCACGCCGTTCTTGCGGCCCAGCTTGTCGATCGTGATCTGGTCGCCCTTGCCCTTCGAAAGGTCGGTGCAAAGAATGAACGGCCACGTGTTCGAGCTCTGCGTACGCCCCTCGTTGCCCAGGACGGCCTTCATGTCCTGATGGAACGGCTGCGTCAGCGCTCGGCGGAAATTCATCTGCCGGACGTTTTCCAGGAAGAACCGGTCAGCGTAGGTAATGCTGGCCGCGTAATTGCCGGACTGCGATACGCTGGGAGGGGTATTCGTCTGGGACATGGTTGTTCCTTGGTTTCGTCAGATCCCGGCTTAACCGGCGCGTGAGAGGTTGTCCATCAGCTGATCGAGGTCGATGCTCGGATTCGAAGCAGCGGCGTTGTAGACGTCTTCCCGGGTGACTTTCTTGGTCTGGCTCGCCGGCGGGGTATGACCACCGCGCACCTGGCTGATGCTCACGACCTTGTTTCCGGGCTTGTTGGTTGTCCTGACTGCCTTCGGATAGAACTTGGCAATCGCTTCGGGGAATCGCTTCAGGAGCCGCGCTTCGATTTCACGGTAGTGTCCTGCCGTGAACGGCTTCGATGCCTCGGTTCCATGGAGCTTCGGATCGTCCTGCACTTGCAGGCTGATGGCCGCAGCCATTGCGATCATCGGCTCATCATTGTCCTTGTAGAAGCTGCCCAGAAACGGCACAGCCTGTACGTGCTTGTCGTGAGCGGCCTGGTTGTCGGCTGCGATTTTGTTCTCTTGCGCCTTGACATCGGCTTCCTTATTCGCCGCACGCTCTGCTTCATTGCGGTCCATCTCGGCGAACTGGCGCTTCGTGACCTTAACGATCGGGTGATTCTCACCAAGGTCCTCGATGAGTTCCTTCAGCTCCGCATCGCGGGCCTTACCTTCTTCGCTGCGCGCAGCAGCGCCGGCGGTTTCGCTCAGCTTGGCATTGCGGGCCTTTTCATCGGCCAGCTGCTTCTGGAGTTCGGCAACACGCTCGTCACTCGCCACCTTTTCAGCATTCGGCGCTACAGCGGCCGGAGCGGCTTCCGCGGCGGCGGCAGGCGGTTCCTCTGCTTCGCTGCCGGTCGGTACCGGCGGCATATCGGGATCAACGGCTGGTTCCTCGGTGGTGGAAGCGGCTTCCGCCTCGACACCGGCTTCCTCTTCTTCCTCGATGAACGGTTCCGGCTCGACTCGAACGTTGGTGTCTTGCGCGGCGGTGACGGACTGTTCGCTGTTGATCGCAGCATTCACGGCGGACGCATTGCCGATGTCCACGCCTGCATTCACCAAGTCTTCGAGAGGCATTGTTGTACCCGGTCGCAAAATGTTCCTGACGACGGGGTTTTAAGACTGAAGCACGTTGAAAACAACAACTCTTGCGCGGTATTGTGCGCGCATGAGCGCACAGCCCGGGATTATTGGATCGACGCACCAAAATGTGCGCATCGATCCGCTTATGTCGAAAAAAAAGGTGATGGAGATAACAACCCTCGGTAGGCGCACCATCGATGACATGGTGAAACGCGGGGACTTCCCTCATCCAATAAAGCTCGGGAATCACCGAATCGCTTGGCGCCTATCAACCATCCAGCACTGGATTGAAACGAGGAAAACAGCATGAAGAATCAGGAACCGAAACCAATCCGCATTTCCAACATGGTCAAGCTGGTCGACGCTCTTGGGCGTGGCCAGTTCAAGGCCGAGCAGGTTTTCAAGGAGAAGGAGTACACCGACGATCAGAAGGACATGCTGGAGTTCTACGAACCGGCGG